TTTGTCTTGTTTGACAAACTTCTTTTCACGCCTTGGTGTAACGGCTTAGGCCATTGATTGTAACTACACCATGCATATCCTACATGTTCATCATTTAGCGTAGGAATGAATTCATTCTCTACTAAAATTACATAGGTATTAAAAAAGAAGTGTTGGTCTTCACTTGTGAATAATTCCAATGGAATTATTTTTTTATAATCAACAGCGCCAACTTCTTCTTGTATTTCACGAATAAGAGCTTCTGCAGGCGTTTCTTTATTCTCAACTTTTCCACCTACTAGTCCCCAAGTACCGGCAGTCTTGCCTTGATTTCTTAATAGAAAAAGAAATCTTTTTGTATCTTTAGCTAAGAAAAATCCACCGCTGCAAACAATATCTCTTTTTGATGTCATAAAACTAAACGCCATTGGCCAGGAGTATATTCACCATCAACACTTTTAGACCATTCTGTTCCGTCCCATTTGTATTGTGTTCCTGTATAAGCATTAGTTATATAAATGACTTCTGTAGATGTCTGTGAATCGAAGATAACATTCCATTGAACTCCGTCCCATTGAATGATGTCGTTAGTATGTGCTACAAATCGTGTAGGAGTTGCATCACCTGCACCAAACTTTTTCCATGCAACTGGCATATCTTCTTCGTCAATCGTAGTATCTGTGTTAATATCTTCTAATATCAAATATCTTGTATCCACTGACGGGATACCTGGATTAAAAGTAGTAGGATCAATTACTGCATTAACAGTTCCTCTAGTGTATGTGTTGTCTAAATCTGCAATATCAGTGTTCAATAATGTTTCACCGTCAAAGGAAATATTCATAAACTCCATTTGATCTTCGTCTATAGGACTTAAATTTAGATAACCAATGACTACTTCGCCATCAGGTTTTGTAATTTCAATATAACTTAACCCTGTTCTAAAGTGTCCAGGATACAGATCTATTAAAGTTTGCCAGCTTGCTCGAACTCCCGACTTGGTAATAACTTCAGTAAAGCCATCACCTTTAATGATATTTGTGCTCTTAACCAGTCTTGCTATGTTATCAGTTATTAATAATGAAAAATTACCTGGTGTTACAATCACTTGACTGTTAGGATTACCAAATATTAACTCACCGTTGCCCACAGTACCTTCTGGTTCTGTGAAAATGTTGGCAATAATTTTAGTGATAATTCCTAACTTCTTAACTTTAGCAGGAGTACTGATCCAAATAGGACATGTAAAAGATAAGTTAGCAATGTCGATATCGTTTTCTGTGCCTTGTGGAATGTTCCTACTAGACCAGTTAATGCTGGCCAACTCTACATAGCTTAAACTTGTCCAGTCAATGTAGTTACTAGTTGTTTGAATTTCCAATGCTGGCCTAAACAGTACTAGAATTTGTTCTAAAATTTGTAACTTTTGATCAGTATTTGTTGTCCATATATCTGCTGTAAATTGCAAATTAAACGGAGTAGGCATTAGTCTTTCAACTGTATAGTTCTCTCCTTGAGTATTTCCGTAGTCTTGAATAGTTTCGCCGTAGGTTGGACTATCGGGATTTTCGTCTACATACTCCCACTGTCGCTCTCTAATGTTCATTTTGCTTACAAAACTAGGGTCTTGTAATCTATCGCGGGCTAAATCTAAACCCTTAATATAGCAAGCAATGAAAGGAGCAGAGTTAAGAATGTTTTCGCTGTTCTTTTTCATCACACTAGCGACTTGTCGATTCATATCTCCATACCTAACAGGAATTCTTGTTAGATTTCCTCTACCGTCTTTAACAGTAAAGTTACTCATTAGTCGCATGAACTGGTTTAGATATCTTCGTATCTGCCCATCATAAAAATGTTCCATTAATTATTGCCTCTGCTTTTATCTAGTTCTCGGCAGTCCAAACATTCGCAGTCCGGACAGTACTCGCAATCTTGACAACTGTGGTCACAATGTGCAGGACAACCGCATTTACATTTAGATGTAAATCTTTTATAGTTTTCAAAATCGTCCATATAAACCTCCATTTCAATTATCAGCTTGAATTTTATTCTTCTTTAATGCTTTAGATAGTGCTTGTCTTTCTTCAACAACTTTGCCAGCAATTGTTGCTGTAGTACTGTTATTAACAAAACTAGTAACATGTGATTGCTGAGACTGACTATTAGGTATAGGTGCTCCATCTGTAGGCAGGTTAGTCATATTCATCTTAATATTCTTTTCAATGAATACCCAACGCTTACCATCAAATTTAAATAGTCTATTAGGCATGTAGTCTGTTCTTAAATGATATGCATTTTTTGTAGGAAGAGCCGGAAATTCTACGCCAACTGAGTAAGGAGCACCATTTGGAGGAATTGCATCTCCAGTTAAGTATCCTACATAAACATTTTTATCAGGTGTAGAAAAAATAGAACTAGCATCCACAGTATGATCGTCTTCGCTGGCATCTCTAGTTTCATCACTAGTATCTTGAATATCTAATGTGCCATCTTCTTTTAATGGCATCACATAGAAATGTGCAGTATCATACCCGCTAGTAGGAGCATCAGCTTCTGCTTGAGCAAGTATTTGATCGTTAATTTTTAAATTTGTTTGATACATTGACAGAACATCTCTAAGACTATTTTCGCCATCACCTGCATCACCATCGAGAATCTGTTTAAATTCTTGACTGTCAATTAATGGTTCACACTTGGCACGAATTAAATGCGGATACCAAGTTTGACTATATCCTGTTGCAGCTCTTGCAACATCAGTTACTACATAAAATCGTTTAAGCGCCAGCATACTATCGCCAAGGGCATATTCGTCTTTTAAGTGAGGAAGCTCTAATACATCGCCTGCCATTAACTTGCGGCCTAGTGTGTCAACACAATTTCTTAGATGAAATGTGATCATGACATTATCGTTGGCCAAAAAGAATCCAAATTGACTTAGGTTGAAGTCTAAATCTTGCATTGTATAAATGCCTCTAACACTGTATATGTCTGGAGCATACTTACGGTCTCTGTTTTCCATAAACAGTATGTCTTGAATACCTAATTCTCCTACTTCTGATCCATTAATTGGAGTTGAGGGAGTAGCTTCTCCTTCTGCAGGATCTACTGGTCCTAGGTATTTGTGGACAAAAATGTCAGTTCCGCCCACTTGAAATTGCTCGTTAATAGAACGATCTAAGAAGCGGAAATCGTTGCCCTTTTCGGGACGGTATAAAGAGAGTCTTGGCATAGTCGTATATTTATGGTAAATAATTGTATGAACGAACTTGAAACCGAAAAGCAAAAAGTAGTCGAGTATGTAAGAACCATGCTGGGCGATGGTATGGTCGATGTTGAACTAGACCCTGTACACTATAATACAGCTATTGATCGAGCACTACGAAAGTACCGTCAACGCAGTCAAAACAGCGTAGAAGAAAGCTTTGGCTTCTTGACATTGCAAACTGATGTTAACGAGTACACTCTTGCTCCTGAAGTTATGCAAGTTAGACAAGTTTTTAGACGAAGTATTGGTAGCAGATCAGGTGGCGGAGATGGCGGTACGCTATTTGAGCCGTTCAACTTGGCATACTCTAATACATATTTGCTAAGTTCTACAAACATGGGCGGTATAGCAACATATATGATGTTCGCCAGCTACCAAAAAGAAGTTGGTAAAATGTTTGGATCTTTCATTAACTTTGATTTTAATCCAACAACTAAAAAGTTAAGAATTACTCAACGCCCTAGGGGCGAAGAAAATGTACTATTATGGATGTACAATCACAAACCTGATTACATCTTGTTCCAAGACAACTATGCCGGCCAATGGCTCAGAGACTACGCACTTGCAACTAGCAAACTAATGCTAGGTGAAGCTCGTGAAAAGTTTAATACTATTGCTAGCCCACAAGGCGGCACTAGCTTAAACGGTACTGCTCTAAAAGCAGAAGGCAAAGCTGAAATGGACATGCTAGAGCAAGACCTAATTAATTACAAAGATGGCGCACAACCACTAACTTTTGTAATTGGCTAATAAAACTATTGACAATTATACAGAATTATAGTAAATTATACTATCCCAGGAGATACTATGATTATCGGATTCGTTGGTTTTATTGGCTCAGGCAAGGATACTGCCGCAGATTATTTGGTTAACTTTCACGAATTCCGTCGAGACTCATTTGCAAATACCTTGAAAGATGCTGTTGCCGCAGTGTTTGGTTGGGATAGAATCATGTTAGAGGGTCGTACAGCCGAAGCTCGCAAGTGGCGAGAACAAGTAGATCAGTGGTGGGCAAACCGATTAGGCATTCCAGAATTAACTCCTCGGTGGGTGTTACAACGGTGGGGCACTGAAGTATGCCGTAAAGGATTCCATGACGATATATGGATTGCTTCAGTGGAAAACAAAATGCGTAAAACCGCTGATAATATTGTCATTAGCGATGTTCGTTTTCCTAACGAAATTAAAGCAATTCATAGCGCAGGCGGCATTGTAGTTCGTGTAAAAAGAGGTGATGATCCTGAATGGTATGATGCCGCAGTTAGTGCAAATTCTGGACCAGATGGAAATCCTACTTGGAGTCTAAGCAAGGCTAAGTTAGCGCAACTTAAAATTCACGCTAGCGAAACAGCATGGGTCGGTGGCAATATTGATCACATTGTAAACAATAATACAACTATAGATGATCTGTTTGCACAGATTAGAAATCTGGTCGAAGTCCTCCCTGCTTCCACTTAACTTTATCTTTATAAAGAACTCGTTGGCAGTTGGCACATACAGTTTTGAGATTAGCATATCTATTATTAGTTAAATCTCCGTCTACACAGTAGACATCAAACTGTTCTTGAAATTTGCTTGTAAATCCGCACTTATCACATTCAGTCTTTTTCTTATACCCTGACAAGGCCCATAGAGGCCTTGTTTCTTTGTATCCTCTAGCACAATGATCACACATTGACCTATAAAATACACGATCACCTTTACGATAATTAATTGCCACTGGCTTAGAATTGCATTTTTTACAAATATCTCTCATAACCGCCCTTTTTGTTGCCCTTTTCAATGGTATTTAACACCGCTATTTTTTACCATTGGCACTAAATAGTTGTAATAATCCATTTAATGGGGAGAATTGCAAAATGGCTTTAAATTCACCAGGCGTACAAGTAACCGTAGTTGACGAGAGTTTTTACTTACCAGCGGCACCGTCCACTGTACCGTTAATCGTTGTTGCAAGCGCATCAAACAAATCAAATGCTAGTGGCACAGCCACAGCAGCAGGAACAGCTCCTGTAAACGCAGGTAAAGTATGGCTTATTACAAGCCAACGAGATCTTACCGATACATTTGGTACACCAATATTCTATACAGACGCAAGTGGCAATCCTGTCAATGGCGGCGAGTTAAATGAATATGGTTTACAAGCAGCTTACAGTTTACTAGGTGTTAGTAGCAAGGCCTATATTGTTCGTGCAGACTTAGACTTAGGATCATTGCTACCACAAGCTAGTGAACCAGAAGGCCAGGCAGTTGACGGTACATATTGGTTAGACACAGCTAATACTAAATTTGGTATTTTTGAGTGGAATAAGACCACAGGCTCATTTACTAATAAGATTCCAGCAATTATTGATAACGATAATGTAAATGTTGTAATATCAGGCGGCTTGCCTAGATCTAGTTTTGGGTCTAACGGTACTTACGCAGTTCTTGCAACTAGCGATAACATGCTCGGAGTCTGGTATAAAAATAAAGACGGTAACTGGGTTGAAGTAGGATCTAATTCAGAAACTAACTTTAATGCTACTGCTACATTTAAGTCTAGTTCATGGCAGACAAGTTTCCCTGTAGTAACATCTACAAGAGCTAACCCAGTATTAACTACTGGTGAAGCTATTGCTGTTAACGGCGAAACATGTACTATCAGTGGTACAAGTATTTCAGCTATGGCAACTGCTATTAACACAGCAGGACGCACAAAAGGTTTTGGCGCTAAAGTTAATGCAAGTGGTTATTTAGAAATTTATGCAGATGCTTCTGCTAGATCTAATGGCGGCAGCACTGCAAAAGACGGCAAGATTAAGATTGCTGCTGACTCTGGCGCAGGAATGCTAACTACACTTGGTTTAACAGCTGGTACTTATACTGGTGTTTCTTTATCTCAAGGACCACACACTAAGTATCCTGACTTTACCAATGCTCCAACAGGATCTGCATACATTAAGACAACAAATCCTAACTTTGGTGCAAGTTGGGCAGTTAAAGTTTATAGCGCAAGTTCACAAAAGTGGGATGCTGTAAGAGCTCCAATTTATGCTGATCATCAAACTGCTATTAACAGTATAGATGCTACAGGTGACATTGCTGTTGGTAGTGTATATGTAGAACAGAATTATGGTCACGGTACGGGCGCAGACGAAACTAGTCCTCAGTTAGCTAGTTTCAAATTGTTCCGTAGAACTGCTACTGGTGCAACTAAAGTTAAATCAATTACTACTACAGCAACAATTACTACAACTTCAACTTTCCAGATCAAGGAAGGTCTAGCAACAAGTACTAACGGTATTGCTGACTACAGTTCTTATGCTACAATTAGTCTAGCAAACGCTGATACCCTTGATACAATTATTACAGAAATTAATAATGCTGGGTTAACTTATGTAACTGCTGCGGCAACTACTTATGATACAAACGGTAATGCTACTTCTCTAACAATTAGTCACTCTCGTGGTGGAGAAATTCGTTTCAACGACGGTACAGCTACTCCTTTAGCAAGTTTACTAGGATTTGATGCCTGGGCAAGAGCTCAAGACGGCACAGAAACTGGTACTAAGAACTTATACGATACAGGTCAATACGATACAGACGCCGCAGATTTTGTCGCTAGTAACTGGAAACCTTTAGTATTTGAAGCTAAGGCAAATAGCCCTGCAACAGATCCAGAAGATGGTCAGTTATGGTATAATTCAGTTGCTGACGAAATTGATATTATGGTACACAACGGAACTACATGGAAAGGATATAGAAAAGTTTATCCAAGTACTGATCCTGCAGGACCATTAGTATCTGCAACAGAACCTACAGTACAAAGCACAGGCGATCCTTTAGTAGATAACGATCTATGGATCAGTACTGCCGATGTTGAACTATACGGACAAGTAATTTATGTTCGTACAGGCGGCAAGTGGGTAGTACAAGATGTTACTGATCAAACAACTCCAAATGGTTGGTTGTTTGCTGATGCTCGTTGGGCAACTGCTGGCACTACAACAGCGGCAAGCGACATTGCTGATCTACTGTTAAGCGACTATGTCGATCCTGACGCACCAGATCCAGCATTATATCCTCGTGGTATGAAACTATGGAATCTACGCCGTTCTGGATTTAATGTTAAAAAATATGTAAAAAATCATATTAACATTAATGCAAATAACGGTCAAAACAGTCGTTACAATGACGAGCAGATGGATGGTTCTAATAATACAACTGCCTATGTTGCAGATCGTTGGATTAGTGTAAGTCCTAATGCTGCTGATGGCTCTGGATCATTTGGTCGCCATGCACAGCGAGGATTTATTGTTGCTGGACTAAAGTCTACAATTGATACAAATCAATCTATTCGTGACACAGATACTGTTATCTTTAATTTGATTGCAGCACCTGGTTATCCAGAGGCAATTCAAAATATGGTTGCATTCAATGTGGACCGTGGTCAAACTGCGTTTGTAGTCGGTGACACTCCGTTTAGATTGCCAGCAACTGGCACAGCATTGAAAGAGTGGGGCGACAATACAAATGGCGCACTAGACAACAATGATACTGGTTCTGTAAGTTACGACGAATATATGGCCATGTTCTACCCTAGTGGTTACACAAATGACAACACAGGAAACTATATTGTTGTTCCTCCTAGTCATATGATGCTAAGAACAATTGCTATTAGTGATCAACAGAGCTACGAATGGTTTGCACCAGCTGGTACACGCCGAGGTGGAGTTGATAATGCTACAGCAGTTGGTTATATTCAAAATGGTGAGTTTAAACGAGCTGCATTGCCACAAAGTATTCGTGATGTAATGGCAGTTGCTAAGATTAATCCTATTGCTACACTACCCGGTGCAGGCATTGTTAACTTTGGTCAGTATACTCGTGCTAGAAACGCTAGTGCATTAGATCGTATCAATGTTGCTCGTTTAGTGTGCTACTTACGCAGACAGTTAAGTTTACTAGTTAAGCCGTTCCTATTTGAACCTAATGACAAGATTACTCGTAATGAAATCAAAGCAGCAGCTGATAGTTTCTTATTAGAATTAGTAGGCAAGAGAGGTTTATACGACTTCTTAGTAGTCTGTGATGAATCTAACAACACACCTACAAGAATCGATCGTTCTGAGCTATGGTTAGATATTGCTGTTGAACCAGTCAAGGCAGTAGAATTCATTTATATTCCTCTACGCTTGAAGAACACTGGCGATATTACAGCTGGATTATAATTGGTAAATATAGAAAGACAGGAGCAAATAGCATGACAATCACAAGTTTAAGTAGATTTACAGTACCACTAGGTGCAGGCCAGTCATCAAGCATACAAGGCTTGCTGATGCCCAAACTAAAGTACCGTTTCAGAGTACAACTAGAGCGCTTTGGCGTCACTGGGCAAACTACAGAGTTAACTAAGCAGGTCGTGACTGCTTCTAGACCACAGGTTCAGTTTGAAAATCAAACTATCCATGTATACAACAGTTCAATCAAGTATGCTGGTAAGCACACATGGCAAGACATGACTCTTACTTTGCGTGATGATGTAGGCGGAGAAGTAACTAGGCGAGTTGGCGAGCAGTTACAAAAACAGTTTGACTTTTTTGAACAAGCTAGCGCGGCATCTGGCATAGATTACAAATTTAATACACGCATTGAAATGTTAGATGGTGGTAATGGTAGTAGAAATGAACCTGTAGTTTTAGAAACTTGGGAAATTGTAGGTTGCTATTTGCAACAAGTTAACTATAACGAACTAGCATACGCAGAAAGCACACCAATGGAAATTGCTTTAACAATTACCTATGATAATGCTATTCAAACAGATGGCACTGGCACACCGCTAGGACTAGGACAAGCAGTTGGCCGTACATTAGGTTCTATGGCTACGGGTTAATTGATAACTTAACTAAAAAAAGGTCTGGTAAAAACAGACCTTTTTTTACGACTAAATAATAACATGGCTAATAAATTTACTAACTTTGTAGGACAAGTTTTTAACTCTCCCTATAACCTTAAAGATTACGAACATGCAAGTCGGTTGTATGTTAACGACTTTTATAGATTAGCTCCTAAAGTGGGATTTTTATATTATGTTGTATTCAATATTAATAGAAATAATAATCCATTAATACAAAGTTTTATTCAACAGAACGGCTCAGAAGTTGGGTTATTAGTTAAAGGTGTTGATCTTCCTAAGTATAAAATGCAAACGGAAACTCTAAATCAATACAATAGAAAAACAATTGTACAAAGCAAAATCGAATATCAGCCAGTTGGCGTATCGTTCCACGATGATCATAACAATACAACAACTCGCTTATGGCAAGTATATTACAACTATTACATCGCCGACGGCAAAGCTAATGCAACTGGTGGAATACCTCCTAATTTTGGAAACAACAAATACCAACAGGCAACTAGCCGAGCAGATAATACAGCATACGGTTTGAATAATGGACAAACAGGTCCGTTTTTTAGCAGCATTGAAATATATCAACTGAATAGAAAACAGTTTACTTCGTTTATTTTAATCAATCCAATGATCACAGATTGGTCTCATGATAGAATGGAACAAGGCGAAACTAGATTGTTAGAAAATAAAATGACAGTGGGTTATGAAACAGTGTTGTACGGAACTGGCAAAGTAAAAGCAGACAGTCCTGCTGGATTTGCAAAATTTCATTACGATAATAGTCCTAGTCCATTAAGTATTTTTGGAAACGGCAACAATAGTTTATTCGGACCAGGCGGAATCATACCAGGTATGGGAGAAATATTTGCCGGCGCAGGTGATACTAGCCCATTAGGCCTATTAAGAAGCGCAAGAGGGATCAGTAATGTTATTCGAAACGGTAAGAATATTTCAGGCGCTAGTATAGGTGCAGAAGCGTATAGTATATTAGGTGGTGTAGTAGGTAACATTGGAAGAACAGGCAGTATACAAGGTGGAGTATCGGCTGGCCTTGGCGGGATTGCCGCCGGTGTTGGAGGTTTAGGTATCGGACTTAATTTATTCAAAGGGTCTAATTCAACTACCAACGGAATAATCAATGCAAGATCTGCTAAAGTTGCAAATCCTCAAGTTAGTCAAGTGCCTCAATTTTTAGCTAATGTCTCTGGAGGTGTATCAGTTAGTTCAGATCTACCTAGTCCATTGCCAACTGATTCTGCGAGCTTAGAAGAAATACAACAAAACCAGCAACAGTTAGCATTAGAGTTAGATGCACAAATATCTAAGAATAAAAATATCTATGCATCATTTGCACCAAAAATAAGTGCAGCGCAGGCAATTGGAGATGATGTCGGATTAGAGTCTCTATATACTGACTTGCAAACTCTAGGATATACTGACCCTGCAAAATTAAATGACACATTGTATGTTGTAAGATCAAACATTGATAGCTTACAAAACGAAATAGAAAATGCCAAAGGGTCAGAAACTGCTGCTCCTACACTAAACAGCAATGAAGAGGCATTACCTAGCAATTATGCAAATACTACATTAGACGGTCAAGATTACGATAGCACCATTTGGGCAAACAACAACTCTCAAGATGATATAAGTACAAACGGATACTTTGTATAAGGATTTTGTATGTATACTAATATACCATCAAGTAGATCATCGTCATCAAGTGATAAAACACTTAGAACTTTTAACCAACAATCGTCAATCGTAACACAACTTGATCCAGCAGTATTAACTATGATGACTGGATTTTTAGAGTCAAGAAATTTTAGTCAAGAAACTGCTGAATTAATTTCAATAGCAATTTTAAAACAAGCAAAACAAGACGGATACAATCCGATGCAAATTTTAGAAACTATTAAAGGGATTAAACAGACAGAACTTAGCGGTATTGTTGCAGAGATTTTAAACTATAACAGATTTAAAACTAGCAGCTTAGGCGTAGTCTCAGAAGTAGAGCCAGTTAATTTTGTAAAAAGAAATATAGTGGTATGAGAAACACCTCTAGGGGAAAGTTTAGCCCAAAAAATCCAGAGAAATATGTAGGGGCAGGCGAACCTACATATCGCTCAAGTTGGGAAATGACCTTTATGATGTTCTGTGATAACAATCCTGCTGTAGAGCAATGGGCAAGCGAAAGTGTAAAGATTCCTTATCGAGATCCATTGACCGGACAAAATACTGTGTATGTGCCAGATTTCTTAATTGTCTATATTGACAGACATCAAAAGAAACACGCAGAACTAATAGAAATTAAACCTAGAAATCAGGCCGTCTTAGAGTCTGTAGGTAAAAACAAGCTCAATCAGGCGCAATACATAAAAAACATGGCCAAGTGGCAAGCTGCACAATCTTGGTGTAAACGATTTGGACTTCAATTTAGGGTAGTAAGTGAAGATGATATTTTCCATACTGGCGCCAAAAAACGATAAGTAAAAATATGACTAAGAAACTTGAAGAACTTTTTGATCTGCCAACATCTTCTGAAGATCCAGTAATTGAGGAATCAACTGTTGAAGTATCTACTTCGATTGATCTACAAGAAAAACTAGAAGAATTTGACAAAATTAGCGCAGCATTACCTAGGGTAAAAGGTCTAGGCGATATTAGCGATGCAGAGTTAGATGCACTAGCAAGCAAAGCAGAAAAAGCCTACGATGATCTAATGGATTTAGGTATGAATGTAGAAGCTAGGTACGGATCTAGAATGTTTGAAGTAGCGGCTAATATGATGAACGCAGCTATACAAGCAAAAAGTAATAAAATTGACAAAAAGTTGAAGATGATTGAATTGCAGATTAAAAAATATGCAATTGATAAGAAAACTGGCGATGCAACCGGCGAAACTATTCAAGCCGAAGGTTATCTAGTAACAGATCGTAACAGTCTACTAGAAAAACTTAAAAATATGAATAAATAAAGCATAGAGAACCACTATGAGAACATTCAAAGAATACTTAACCGAATCAGCCAAAACATACACCTTTAAAGTGAAGGTTGCCCGCGACCTTACCACAGAAGACGAGTCTCGTATGCGAGGCCTACTAGACCGTTTCAGCGTAGCTGGATTTAACAAAGCTGGAAAAACTCCTATTCAATCTTTCCCGCTAGACTTTCCTAAATTAAAAAATAGAGATGTTTCTATCTATGAAGTAACTCTAGAATATCCAACAACTCCGTTTGAACTAACAGAATATCTAAGTTTTGGCCTTGGCGTAACTAATGAAGAATTAGTAGTTAGAGCCCCAGGTGAGCCAACAGAACAATATCAGCAACCACAAGGCGAGCCTAGAACAGGTGCTTTGTTAAATGATCCTGATTACAAAGAATCTCCTAATGCAAAATTTGAAGATTATTACGGTGACAAATTTAATTCAAGTTTACTTAAAGAATTAAATGCCACTATGAAAGAACAACGAAAAGCCCGTGGCGAACAGATCCCAGGGGATGAGCAAGGTGTTACAACAAATACCCTTCCTCTAAACACAAAGAGTCCTGTAGTACAGGCTAAAGATCCAAGGAAATAATTATGAACATGATCAATGTATTACAGCGCCTTAATGAATTAGATTCTAAAAATCCTAGAGTTGAAAAACCTATGATTTCTGAAGTACCTATGTTAGGCGAAGGTATTAAACAATTAAACATTAATATGCCAGAACCAAATATGAAGCAATTAAAGCAATTATCTGGTTTAATGGAAAGTAGACAGTTTAGCAACACTATTGCAGAGTGCGGCATGCCAGGTATGGGTGCTCCTATGCCATCAATGCCTGCCAGTCTTAACATGAGTGCTGGCAATGCTAGCGAAATTGTTGCAATGATGCGCGGCCTTGCTGACATTGCATCTGGCGGCGGTGCAAGTTCAGGTATGCAAGCAATGGGTGCTCCTATGCCAGCAATGCCACCTATGAGCGGAGGCAAAGAGCCAATGTTTGCAGAACCAGAACACGATATGGCGCATGACGGTCCAGCAATGGGCGGAGAGATGCCAGTTAGTGGTCCTACATTTGGCGATGATGCAGGCGAAACAGGCGGTGACGAACTTGCTAACATGATGAACAAACTACGCACTGGCCAGCCTGTTAAGATTAGTACAGACATGCCAGTTAAAGTAAAAACTACTAACCCAGTTAAGCCCGGTGCTGCTGGAAGTGCGCCTGGTGCAGTTGATGCTGGTGGAGATGATGAGCCGGAAGATGATAAGCCGGAAGATAGCGACGGCGAAGAAAAGAAGACAGATGAGAGTGCTCGTCTATATACAAACAGTCCTAAAGAATCTAATAGAGATTACAATCCTAATGACTTTGCACAAATGTTTAACAAGATTAAAGATTTAGATCAAACTCCTTACGGTAGCGGTAGCAATCCTTTGCCGAGAAATGAAAGTGTAGAAGCTCCAGTTGAAGAAGAAGGAGACTCTTTATCTTCTGCAATTAGCAAATTATTCTCCGAGTATAATTCTTTTGTAAACGAATCAAAAACTAAAGAAGGCAACGCATTTGGTAAAGCAGTTGCCGATGCTAAAAAAGACGGTGTACAAAAAGGTGAAAAAGTCAAAGTAGGCGGAAAAGAATATTCTGTTAAAGAAGCAGGCGAAAAAACAATGAGTCGTGCTGCTAAAGGCAATGAAAAATATGGTAAAGCCGGTATGCAGGCATTGGCCAAAGCAGGCCGTGAAGGTAAAAGTTTAGACAAGGTTAGAGACAAGTATAACAAATATGACTAATCTCTAAGTCAATCCAAATAGGCTCTCCGGAGCCTATTTTTTTCAGTAAATAAAAATATGGTAAGCAAATCACTCGACGGGAACTTAATTAAAAGAGCCCACCAACAGCAAAAGTGGACCGAAGAAGATATCGATCACATAATGAAGTGTACGGATCCTATTAACGGCCCGCACTATTTCCTTGAACATTTTTTCTACATTCAACACCCAGTAAAAGGAAAATTGTTATACAGTCCGTTTGATTATCAAAAGCGATTAATTGACAGTTATCACCAACATAGATTTAATGTTAACTTGTTACCTCGACAAACAGGTAAAACAACAACTGCCGCTGGTTATTTGTTATGGTATGCAATGTTTATTCCAGACTCAACTATTCTAGTTGCCGCGCACAAGTATACAGGTGCCCAGGAAATTATGAGTCGTATTCGATACGCATACGAACTATGTCCTAATTTTATTAGAGGCGGCGTTACAAGTTATAACAAACAAAGTATTGAATTTGATAACGGTAGTCGTATTATTGCACAGACAACAACTGAAACAACAGGTCGAGGTTTGTCTTTATCATTACTATACGCTGACGAATTTGCGTTCGTTGAACCAAACATTGCCACTGAATTCTGGACTTCTATTTCACCTACACTAGCAACAGGTGGTAAAGCAATTATTACAAGTACTCCTAACTCAGACGAAGATCAATTCGCGCAAATCTGGTTAGAAGCTAACAAACGAACAGACGAACACGGCAACGAAACTCCATTGGGCCGTAACGGATTCTTTCCGTTTAGAGCATATTGGAACGAGCACCCAGACCGAGACGAAGTATGGGCTAACGAAGAACGAAGTCGTATTGGAGATGAGCGATTTAAACGAGAACACGATTGCGAATTCTTGATTTTTGACGAAACGCTAATTAACTCTATTACACTAGCAGGTCTCGAAGCATCTAACCCTATTATGAAAATGGGACAAGTTCGGTGGTATAAGAAAATTGATCCTAAGAACATTTATATTGTTGCCTTAGACCCTAGTTTAGGTACAGGTGGAGATTTTGCAGCCATGCAGATACTTGAATTGCCTACATTTGAACAAGTAGGAGAGTGGCATCATAATACTACGCCTATTCAAAGTCAAGTTAGAATATTGCGAGAAATTTGTAAGTACATACAGACACAACTAGATAGTGAGGATGTAATGTCGCAGATTTATTATAGTGTAGAAAACAACACTGTAGGTGAAGCAGCGTTAGTTGCTATTAACGAAATGGGTGAGGAGACGATTCCGGGGTTGTTCCTAAGCGAGCCTATTAAGAAAGGGCATGTACGACGATTCCGTAGAGGATTCAATACTACTAACATTAGTAAGATTGCAGCCTGCGCCAAAGTTAAACAACTTATAGAACAGAAAAGATTAAAAATCCATAGTGCTAGCTTAATTTCTGAACTTAAAACTTATATTGCTCATGGCATTACATTTAAAGCAAAAAGTTTAGAACACGACGATTTAGTTGCTAGTTTGCTATTAGCTGTTAGAATGTTCGGAATGCTAGGCGATTGGGACGAGAGCATTTACGAACAAATGGTAGAAGATCGTGGGCAAATCGATGAAGCTGACATGCCCATGCCAATCTTTATAAACAACTTCATATAAATACGCATATGAATATCATTGAAATTATAGCTCAGGATGTATTTGACAAAGTTCGCAGTCGTTTTACCAATTTAGAAATGGGTGATCAAGACGGAAATGTCACTACTAGTCCTAAAGATGCAAGATTTTTTGACTTTGACTTTGCCATAGAAGGTAATAATCTAGGCAGAGTAAGTATCAGCATCAACGATGTAGGTACGCTCAAAGTTTATTACGGTCAAGGAATTACCGAAGATAGTGACTCTATCACTAAAGGCATGTGGTACGATTTCCTAAAGGAAATGCGTTTCTTTGCCAAACGCAGAATGATGCGGTTTGATACAAGAGACATTATGAAGGGAAATTTAAACAAGAACGATTTCCAATACCTCGCCACTAATGGAACCAAGGAAAACAACATGAACGAATCACAATACTTCGGTAGCAGCAAAACAAGTTATCGTACTTTAGAAAATACAAAACTAATTATCCGTCATTCAAAAGCGGTTAATGAATCGCCAGGTGCAAGAAGCCGCCATATTGACGCTATGTTTATTGAAAACAGTGACGGAGAAAGATTTAAGTATCCTGTTAGTCATTTAGCTGGTGCAAAAGCAATGCAACGACATGTAGCAAACGGTGGTCGTCCATACGATGACATTGGTGGTGCTATTGTTAATATGAGCGAGAACATTTTACAGTTAGCTAGCTTTAGACGACATATTGCTAGAGCAGGATTTGTAAATGAAAGCACAAAAGATATTGTTGAAAAAAGTCTACAAAAATTAGAACAACTAAGAGTTGAATGTACTAACCTAAGTAAGCAAGGTTATTATCAGCAATGGGTTGAAAATTTTAAACCTGCAGGTGATATAGCATTAGACGAAGTTACAATTGCAGATTATAAAGATAGATTCACAATCAAACAGTTTGAAGAAGATTTGACTGGTATTTTTCCTCTGCTATACTCTATCATGCAAGAAGGTGGGGAAGTAGACTTAGAAGATTTAGTTGCCGAAGGCAGCGACACTTGTCCTGAATGCGAAGAAGATCCTTGCACATGTGATGATCATACTGCTGAAGCATTTGATGCGTTTGAATCATGGGCTGACCATGTTGCCGAAGGTACATTTGAACCTGCCGACTTAAAACAGTTATTAGACGACGGTCTAACATTAGGCATTGATGGCACTAGTGCTATTTCGGCACTAGCTGACATTGGTATCAATGATAAAGATTTAGCAAACGCTTTACGAGAATTATCAAAAGTAAATCCAGACACTGAACCAACTGAAACTATCCTTGCTTGGTTAGAAAAAAATGATCCGCAGGCAGCACAAGAAATTGGCGCAGGTCCATCAGCAGCTCCAGAAGCCCCTCCAGCAGCCGCAGCCCCCGCAGCTCCTGCTCCAGCTGCTCCTGCAGGTGAACCAGCTCAACAAATGGATATGGAAAACGAAGAGCCTCGTCGAGAGCCGGGCGTTAGTTCTAAAGAGATTGCTGAAGTTGTTAAGAGTTTTTATGATTCGACTACCGGCAAGTTTCCAAAAGGTGAGACAGGTGTAGTTACACACATCAAGAAACAATTTGGCGACAAAGCCGGCGCATTGGCAGAACGATTAGTATCACACTTAACACAACAAAATCAAACTCAACAAGCATTTGAAAGTATTTTAAAACTTGCCGGGTTAAAAGAAAGCGGTCCAGATAAGAGCCAAGTTCCTGCCTTCAAACGCAAAGAAAAAGGTGGGGACTGGAAAATGTCTACCAAAGATCTTGATGACGAAAAAACAAAGAGCCCAACTAGCTCCGCAGGCCTAGCTCGTAAAAAGAAAGAACTAGGAATGAGTGAAGAAAGCCATCAATCCAAAACTACAATGAAGCATGTTAAGAATCCAACCGCAGGCGAAAAGAAAGCTGCCAAAGATATTAAGCCCGGAATCGCAGGATACCGTGACCGTATTGACATGCTACAGAGTGCAGAAAAAGCTGGAAGATTGAAAAAATAAATTGGCAAAAATAAACCGATTTTAGCAACCATAAAGGTTGCAAAGATAAATAGAAGTGCGTATAGTTAACTATATGCACTTTTTCTTTTAGTCAGTTGGCTTTAAGAGAATGGCACATAAATCAAATCATTAAGGAAAAACATTATGGCAACATTAGCAGAAATTCGCGCAAAACTTCAAGCTTCGCAAGCAGGACAATCCGGGCAATCCGGAGGTGGTGACAACGCAATATTTCCACACTGGAATATTCAAGAAGGTTCATCAGCAACAGTCCGATTCCTACCCGACGCAGACCCTAACAACACATTCTTCTGGATTGAACGAGCAATGATCAAATTGCCTTTCGCCGGTGTTAAAGGTGAAGCAAACTCAAAACCAGTAACTGTACAAGTTCCTTGTATGGAAATGTGGAATGAGACTTGTCCAATTCTTACTGAAGTTCGTCCTTGGTTCAAGGATAAGGCTTTGGAAGAGATGGGTCGTAAGTACTGGAAAAAGCGTTCATACTTGTTCCAAGGTTATGTCGTCGAAAGTAAATTACAGGAAGATAAAACTCCTGAAAATCCAATCCGTCGATTCATTATCGGCAGTCAAATCTTCAACATTATTAAGGCAGCTTTGCTAGATCCTGATATGGAAGAATTGCCAACAGACTACTTGCGTGGTACTGATTTCCGTATCACAAAAACTAGCAAAGGTGGTTATGCTGACTACTCTACTTCAAACTGGGCTCGTCGTGAACGGGCACTAAGCGATGAAGAAAATGAAGCAATTAAAACACACGGTGTATTCAACTTGAAAGACTTCTTGCCTAAGAAGCCAGGTGATGTTGAATTGAAAGTTATCAAGGAAATGTTTGAAGCATCAGTTGATGGTGAAGCATTTGATATGGATCGTTGGGGTCAATACTTTAAGCCAGCTGGTTACAGCTCTAAGGGTGGAGACTTTGCTCCGGCAGCTTCTGCTCCTAAGGCAGCGCCTGCTCCAACAAACTTGGATGACGAAGATCCCCCTTTTGAACAAGCGGTCTCAACACCCGCTAAAGTTGTTGAGGCTGCTCCAGTAGCAGAAAAGTCAGAAGCAGGCAGTCGTGCTCAAGATATTTTGGCAATGATTCGCAACCGCAACAAGTCTGAATAAGGAGATAGATAATGGCAAAAGCATTTGACATCTCTAAGTTTCGTAAGTCTATTACTAAGTCCATTGATGGCTTAGGTATTGGATTTAACGACCCGACCGACTGGATCTCAACTGGTAACTATGCCCTTAACTATCTTATCTCAGGGGACTTCAACAAAGGAGTTCCCCTGGGTAAGGTAACTGTGTTTGCTGGCGAAAGCGGTGCCGGAAAGAGTTATATCTGTTCTGGTAACATTATTAAGGCAGCACAGGAACAAGGTATTTTTGTTATCTTAGTTGACAGCGAAAACGCACTTGACGAAGCATGGTTACATGCGTTAGGTGTTAAAACTACAGAAGATAAACTTCTAAAACTTAACATGGCTATGATTGACGATGTGGCTAAAACCATTTCTGAATTCATGAAAGAATATAAAGCAATGGCAGTTGAAGATCGTACAAAGATCTTATTTGTTATTGATTCTTTAGGCATGTTGCTTACTCCTACTGATGTAAATCAGTTCGAAGCAGGTGAGATGAAAGGTGACATGGGCCGTAAACCTAAAGCACTTACATCACTTGTTCGCAACTGCGTTAACATGTTTGGTAGCTACAATGTTGGATTAGTTTGTACTAACCATACATACGCTAGCCAGGATATGTTTGACCCAGATGACAAGATCAGTGGCGGTCAAGGATTCATCTATGCCAGCTCTATTGTAGTTGCTATGCGTAAATTGAAACTGAAAACAGATGCTGATGGTAATAAGACTACAACAGTTAACGGCATCCGTAGTGCTTGTAAGATTATGAAAACTCGTTATGCCAAACCATTTGAGTCAGTTCAGGTTGAGATTCCATATACAACTGGTATGGCTCCAACAAGTGGTTTAGTGGACTTATTTGAAGCTAAAGGCGTCTTGACAAAATCAGGAAATAAGCTACAATATATAAGTAAGACGACAGGAGAAGTTCAGTCACATTTCCGCAAGCAATGGACTGAAGACAGGCTAAAACTTATCATGGATGAATGGGTTGAGCCAACTGTTGATATCACAATTGTAGAAGAATCCGAGGAAGCATAATGGAAGATAGTTTAATTATGGAAATGTGGGATACATTCCGTGAATATATCCCTGATAAAAATAAAGAAATGGCAGCTAATCAGTATGTCAATTTTTTATTGAGCAAAGATGTCGAAACATCAGTACTCGAAGGTCTTATGGGATATGACCCGCATCTCGACGAAGCAATCAAGTTGGTTGTAGCTGAGGAAGCGGAGTTCGATTCTGAGGAAGACGACGGATACTATGAGGAAGACGAGGACTATTAATGAATTGGTACTCAAAGGTGAGCAAGGATATTGCTCATCTTCCAGCCTGTATTGATTATTACTATACTCAAATTGAAGAAGCAAGGCGCGAAGTCAAAGTATATGGCAACATAGAAAAGGCTTCCGCTAACCTTCCAGGAATCGTTGAACAACGATTCAATCAACTTCAAGAAATTGAAGGAATTTTAGAATATTTGAACATTGAGCTTCGTAGGCTTCGTTCAAAGACATTCAAAAAATATCTAGAAAACTATCAACGAGCACTGAGTAGCCGAGATGTTGAAAAATATGTCGAAGGTGAAGCTGATGTAGTTGATATGGAAAAAATTATAAACGAGTTTGCCCTGTTAAGGAACCAATGGTTAGGTATTATCAAAGGTTTAGACATAAAACAGTGGCAGTTGAGTAATATTATCAAACTCCGTACAGCAGGTATGGAAGATATCTCAATTTAAGGTGTGCTATGTATATTGAAGACCTAATTGATCGTCTTTCAAGTAGCGGTCAATATCTTTTTCTACCACCTCTGGACATAGAGACCAGAGATCAACCTCTCCTCTCCAGTTTTTCTGACCAAATTCTTCGAGGATACGGCCTAAGTGAGAAGCAGGCCTCACTAGCAGTTAAATTTTGTAAAAAATACAGAGTCCAACTATCTGCGGTCCTTAGTAAGGATATCACTCTTTTTACTGATAACCCAACTTTCAGGCTACCTATCCGAAAAATTGCCATGCAGTCTAAAAAAGTTGAAGTAGTTGAACAAGATAGGGTAAAATCTATCAAAGTTTCCTTCCCATACGATGAAAAATTGCTAGCTGACCTACGAGCATGGAACAGTAGGCCAGCTCCGGACAATGCTACCTGGGACAGTGAAGCCAAGGCTTGGATGTTTACCCTAACTGAAGGAAGTGTGGATTACATAAAGAATGTACTAGTTCCTACTGGTTTTGCTACCTGTGAAAAATTTGACGAAATATGGTCTCAACTTGAAGAAATTTCGGCAGATTTTGACCGGTATGTGCCTCGTTTGACATCAAATGGTGAAGAATTTTCATATGTTAATACACACCCTTCGATTCCCCAACCAAGTGGCTTAGGGCTGTTAGAAACTCTTTTCCATGCCAAACGGTACGGTATTAGTGTGTGGGACGAAGATATCAATGATACCATAAAAAACCTGGAAATTTCCAAATTAACCGAGAAATTCTTGTCTACCACTGGGAAGGTAAGATTAGAGGTTGATTCAGAAAAGTATGAAATTGACTATTTTTCAGACATAGTCAAACATGCTAGTCCTTGCTTGGTTATCATACCGGCAGGCACAGAAATTGCAAATCTAAAAAAATGGTGGGGTTTCTTAAATTCACAAAATTTCCTGAAAAATCAGGTTTCTGTGATGTTTAGGACTGAGAACGGTAATGATAGGATGTTTAACGAATTAGTAAAAGATTACGGACTCAACAGCCCAATAAGCGAAGACACTAAATTTGTGTTTGTCAGCCAGAAATTACCTAAGCCGGTAATCAAGAGTGGAATACACTTTAATAGTGTGATCAATTTAGGCTCAATGAACACTGCTCATTACACGCTGACATCCTTTTTACAAGACTTCCCTGATATAATTGTGTATAATAGCAAAGCAACAAAGGGAGTTACTAAGTGGCCACATGTAGAATTGTCATAAAAGACGAGGTCAATGTTAAAATTGAAAACCTGGATTTAGATACCAGGAAAAATCTGGTCAAAAAATTCAAATATTTTGACCAAAAAGCTCGCTACCTTCCTGCTTACAAACTAGGTAGGTGGGATGGATGTACCAGCTTCTTTGGCCTAGGTGGTGCTACCTATATGAGCCTATTACCTGAGGTAGTAGAAGAATTAGTCAGTGCTGGATACGACCCAATAGTTGAAGATCACCGGATCTCGGAACCCCTAAATTTCACCAAAGTTTCTGAAGATTTTTGGGGTGATCAAACATGGCCAGAAGGGCATCGATTTGCTGGAGAGAAGATTAGGCTTCGTGATGACCAAGTTGAGGTTGTTAATAAGTTCCTCGAGAATCCCCAATGCATTCAAGAAATTGCCACTGGTTTTGGTAAGACAATTACCACCGCAACTTTGAGTAAAATCTGTGAAAAATATGGTCGAACAATAACCATTGTTCCTAACAAGAGTTTAGTTGAACAAACAGAAGAAGATTTTATTAACTGTAAATTAGATGTAGGTGTCTACTACGGTGACAGAAAAGAACTAGGAAGAACACATACTATTTGTACTTGGCAAAGTCTCAACATTTTAGACAAAAAATCCAAGGATAATGATGACTTATTAAGTCTAGCAGAATTCTTAGATGGCGTGTCTACAGTTATGGTTGATGAAGTTCACATGGCAAAGGCTGATGTCTTAAAAAGATTACTGACACAAAATATTTCTAATGCACCTATTCGTTGGGGACTAACTGGTACTATTCCTAAAGACGATATTGACTTCCAAAATATTAAAGTTAGCCTGGGCGAAGTTGTTCATAGAGTTGCCGCCCACGAGTTACAGGAAAAAGGTGTACTGAGTCAATGTCATGTAAACATTATTCAAACAGCAGAATGGAAAGAATTTGAGAGTTACGCTTCTGAATTAAAATTCCTAGTTACTGATATTGATAGAATGACATGGATTGCTAAACTAATCAAACAAATTTCTAACTCAGGAAACACTCTAGTTCTAGTAGATAGAATTGAGAGTGGTAATTTTTTACAGACACATTTAAGTGAACTGTTTAGTGTATTAAAAGAAGAGCCAGATGTTGCGTTTATTTCTGGATCTGTAAAAACAAAAGATCGTAAAGAAGAATATGACGAAATTAAAACATCTACTAATAAGATTATTGTGGCGACTTACGGTGTGGCCGCTGTGGGTATTAATATTCCTAGGATTTTTAATCTGGTTCTTTTGGAGTCCGGAAAGAGCTTTACAAGAGTTATACAAAGTATTGGGCGAGGCATTAGAAAAGCTGACGACAAGGACTTCGTCCAGATCTGGGACTTGACAGCAAGTTCAAAATATGCTAAAAAACACTTAACAGAAAGAAAGAGATTCTACAAAGAAGCTCAATACCCATTTACAATAGAAAAGGTAAAGTATTAATGCAAATACTAGTATTAGAAAACAAAACATATTATCTCAATGACCTCCCAGAGGAATTAGAGGACGACTTACGATTCTCAGTATTTGACAATAGTGACCCTCAAAATCCTGACTATTTTTATATTCCACTAATCTTCTTAGAGTCATTTACTGCACCAGCGGCAGTACTTAAAGTAGGTCCGTACACAGTTAACATGCCATTAGATTGGTGTACTATTGTCGGAGATCCAGAAGGACCGGACATGGAAGTATTGCCCTTAACAAGTTTAAACGACAGAGGGTTTAAAACATTTTGTTTCAATCCATTAAGTAGTTTTAGACCAGAGTTTCATGAAATTGATATCATCAATGTGTATCAAGATGTTAAATGGTATTTTCCTAAAATGAAACCTGGACAATTATTAACAACTCCACTTCGTGCAGGTGATTCGCCGATGTGTGCATTCTTTGTTAAAGAAGTTAGCCGCCAGAGTGAGATTGTAGATTATACTAAATGTTGGTAATATGGGCAGTCTTAAACCTGGTGCAACTTACATTTACGAGCGCGATGCCGGTACGGTTTATGCTCGCGAAGCTGGTGCCCATCCTAGCACACGCACAGAAATTGGATACGATTACGATGCTCGTACTGAAGACGGTAGACCTCTACGCGAGCATATTATGGATGCTAAATTATGGGGTGAGATTCGTCGAGCAGCTAAAAACAATCCCGCTTTACAAAAAGCACTTGATCAGTGTATAATAATATATCATCTAAGTAAAGATAATCCTCCACCTCCAGATTGGCATCCAGTATAATGGCAACAGCAAAACTAGATATTAAACGAGAACTAAATGCTGTAGATCAAAAGAACTACAATTTTTATGACAACTTAACTGACGAAGAAAAGAAAGCATTTAGTCCATTTATTTTAATGCGGTACACTAGTAATGTACAAGCAGACAGGGATATACAAGAATGGTTTATTGAAACTACCAACGAGTATGTTAATAAAAATCATTGGTTATTGAGTAAGAATCATAAAGCTCTTTTGTGGAAACTATTTGCCGCCACTGGAATTGGTTCTAACTTCTATCATCCATATCTAGCCGCTGGCAAAAAAGAAAAAGCCAATAAAATTGAGAAGTTGTTAGTAGAACTTTATCCCACTATGAAGATGAGTGAAATTAAGATACTGGCATCGATGATGGATAAGAAAGATAAAGAAGAGTTGTTTGATAAGATGGGATTTGATAAAAAACAACGGAAAGAATACGAGTGACAACTTTAGCTGATCAACCTTACGACTGCGTACATTGCGGAAAAAAGTTTATGAAAGAAAAAACTTTAGTTGCTCACATGTGTGAGCCTAAACGCCGCGTCTTGCAAAAAGATGAAAAAAGAGTACAGACAGGATTTTATGCATTTGATCAGTTTTATAAATTAACACAAAATTCCAGGAAACAAAAAACATATGAAGAATTTTGTAAGAGTTCTTTTTACAATGCATTTGTAAAGTTTGGTAGTTTTATTAATAATGTAAACCCGCTATACCCTGATAGATTTGTTGTTTATGTAATTAAGAGCGGAGTTAAGCTAGATCACTGGTGTAGGGATGAACTCTACGAAAAGTATCTGTACGACTTGCTGAAAGTTGAGCCAGTAGAATCTGCTGTTCAACGAAGCATACAACACATGATGGATTGGGCTGACACAAGTGGCGCCGCATTTGAACACTATTTCTTATATGTTAACTTAAACAGAGCAGTTCAAGATATTAGAAACGGTCTTGTATCTCCTTGGATTGTACTTAACTGTAAGAGCGGAAAAGAAATGGTGAATAAGTTTAACGACGATCAATTAGAATTAATCACACCTGCATTTGATGTTGCATTTTGGTTAAAGAAATTTAAAGACAACCCAGGCGATACTGCCCTAGTAAAAGAAATATGTAAGGAGGCCGGAATTGCCTGATATTGATATTGACTTCCGAGATAGAACCGAAGTACTTAAAATTATTAAACATATTCCTGCAAGTTTGCCAGACGGAAAGAAACACAACACTGGAGTATATTGTCACGAAATTCCAGTTAATCCATTAACAGGGTTAGCGGCTATCCCGTATGAACAAGCAGAAGAAAGAGGTTATTTTAAAATAGACTTTTTAAATGTCAGCGCCTATTCAGGAGTGACTAGCGAAGATCATATTAATCGATTACTTGGTATTGAGCCACTGTGGGATTTAATGTACGAAAAAGAAGTATGTGACCAACTGTTCCACATTAACGGTTATCACAATTTAATGAAAGAACTAAAGCCTGCTAGTATTGAAGAACTAGCCATTGTCCTTGCTTTGATTAGGCCTGGTAAAAAGCACCTCATCCCAGTATGTAAGGAAAAAGGTTTCAAGGCGATCGACAATGAAGTCTGGATTAAAACAGAAGACGCCTATTATTTTAAGAAAAGTCATGCTGTCGGTTATGCCCATTTAATTGTATTACAACTTAATCTAGTTTGCGAAAGAATTAGCTACGGTTTTTCTTAACAGTTCTAACGAGTTGAATACTTTTTCGTTTAACTCGTTTTTCTGCAATCTCGCTTAGATTTACTATTGGTCCAAATACTACCTCTACATCTTTACTGTTAAAAGTTTTGATGTATCCTCTAAATGCTACCATTTCTTGCTTTAAAAAAATATTAATAGGTATTTTTCTATTGCTTTCCCACCACCAAGTTTCTCCCATTTCTAAGAAAAGTTGACGCTCTGTATCACTTTTGATTGTACTTAGATCGTAGATACTCGTGACATTATCATCTAAATTTATTAAGATTCCTATGTATTCATTATCTGTGGTCTTAATACAGGTTATGAAAGGGAATTGTTTTTCGAAGCCGTCCTTAGTTGTCATTACAATAAATATATACCTATGCAGAAATTACCAATCTATTTATATTCCAATCTTCTGGAGCTGCAACTAAGTTTGGACGAAGGGATTAGGGGAGCCTATAACACCATGTATCAGCGCGAATTAAAAATACAAAAAGGACTTAAAAACAAAGTTCAACTTCAGTTTAAGAATGCTGATCAAAAACCTGTAAGGATTAAAGGTATTGCACCAACTGCTGGTCCTATCACTACAGGAACTTTTGTCCTTAATCTAACAACTACAACTAATATTAAAGTAGGAATGTTTCCTACTATTTCTGCAGACAATGCTACTGACCCCACATTCCAACCTGGCACTTATGTATCTGAAATAAATGGAACACAAGTAACTGTTTATAATCAAAATCCTGCATACAATCCAGACACTGATAGTTTCTTAAGTCCTATTCTTAAGCCTATATCGAGCGGTACTAACATTGTATTTGGGCAGAATTATGTTTTCAATATGTTCGACAGTACTAATAATACGCTACTAGTTCGAAAGAGTGTTGAAGTTACAGACGACGGTATAACAACTAGTTCTAGAGGATTAGCACTATTAACACTGACTGAAAATGACACTAGAAACTTAGAATCCACTTACTATAATTTTAGCGTTACTAGTACAGATGCAGACGGTGCCGACCTCCCTACTTATAGTAATGTGTACTACGGAATTAATGGTCAACTACGATTAACACACGAGGTATTTCCAACACCTAAACCGACATTAGAAATTACTAACTGGCAAAAATACTACAATCAAAATCAGCTAAAATATAATTTCTACACAGGAAATTTGAGAGGATATCCTGAGCTTAATCAGTTAACAACTATAGCTATGCATCTAAATGCGTTTAAGGGTACTGTCAAAATTCAAGCAACTTTGGAAAATAATCCAGGAACATTTGCTAATTATACTACTCTTGCAGAACTAATTTATTCTACACCGACTACAAAAATTGTTTATCAAAATGCTATAGGCAACTGGAGTGATGTTCGTGTTCTTTGGATTCCGGACTCAGACGGAGTTTCTAATTATTACAGTCCAGCAATGCCTGGTAATCCAACTCCTGGTACGGAGTATTTTCCACTCGGAAAAATTGACAAGGTTCAATATAGAAGCTAAAATAACTGTATGAATCTCATACAGGCAGCAGTTCAAGCAGTATTACCACCTAAACGAAAACAGACACCTAGTGGCTGGATTAGTTTCAATGCTCCCTGCTGTGTACACAAAGGAGAAAAACAAGATACACGACTTCGTGGCGGCATATTAATGAGCGGCGAAGGATTTCAGTATCATTGTTTTAATTGTAATTTCAAAGCAGGCTGGACGCCTGGCAAGTTGTTTTCGAACAATACTAAATCATTGTTTAGGTGGTTTGGTATGCCAGAAACAGACATACAAAAACTTGGTCTCCATGCCCTGAAAGAGAAAGAAGATCAACCAAAGCTCAGTAAAGAACTTAGCTTTGTACTCGAGGATAGGCCACTTCCTGAGGATTGTTTACCCGTTGCAGAATGGCTCAATGCCGGTCTAGAAGATCAGGAATTCGTAGCAGTCATAGACTATATAATTAATAAACGAAAACTGACACTAGAAGATTATAATTGGCATTGGAGTTCTGCAAACGGGTATAAGGACAGAGTTATTATTCCTTTCTATCAAGATGGTAGAATTGTAGGTTGGACTGGACGAAAAATTGTAGACGGAAAACCTAAGTACCTTACGCACACACAACCTGGTTATGTTTTTAATATAGACAAACAAACTAGTGATAAACAATATGTAATTGTCGTAGAAGGTCAATTTGATGCCATTGCAATTGATGGTGTCGCAGTAATGCACAATGAACCAAACGAAACTCAATGTGCTAGGATTAATGCGCTAGGTAAAGAAGTAATTGTTGTACCGGATAGAGACAAACCGGGTGCTAAGATGATTGCTGTGGCGTTAGAACATGGGTGGACAGTTAGCTTGCCTGACTGGAATGAAGATATTAAAGATGTAGCAGATGCTGTAAAGAAATACGGAAAATTCTACACATTGTTCTCGATAATACACTATCGAGAAAAGAGCGAAATTAAACAACAACTATTAAAGAAGAAATTAGAGAATGTCCAACTATAACAAAGAAATACAAAAACTTTACCTTGAGATGTTTCTTGCAGACGCAGAAACATTTGTCCGCTGTCAAAACATTTTTGATCCAGAAAACTTTGATAAAGGATTGCAGGAGTCGGCAAAGTTTATTACAGAGTATGTGGACAAGTACAAGGTTATGCCAGAGCTTAACATTGTAAACTCATCTTGTAGCACAGATTTTAAATCAGCAATTGAAGTTCCTAAAGAAAACTACGATTGGCTAATGAATGAGTTTGAAAGTTTTAGCAGACATAAAGGCTTAGAGAGGGCAATTCTTAAATCAGCAGACTTACTAGAAAAAGCAGAATATGGTCCAGTTGAAAAACTGATTAAGGATGCTATTCAAATTAGTCTTAGCCGAGATATGGGTACAGATTACTTTGAAGATCCCCGCGCTCGATTATTGAAATTAAAAGACAACAATGGACAGATTAGCACAGGATATCCTAGCATTGATAGGAAGCTATATGGCGGATTTAAGCGAGGTGAGTTAAACATTTGGTGTGCTGGATCAGGTGGCGGTAAGAGTTTGTTTCTCGCAAACTTAGGTGTAAACTTTGCACTTGCAGGACTGAATGTAATTTACTTTACATTCGAACTTAGTGAAGAATTGGTTAGTATGCGTGTAGACAGTATGATCACAGGTGTAGCATCCAAAGACATCTTTAAGAGCTTAGACGATGTCGAAATGAAGGTTAAACTCACTGGCAAGAGAGCAGGCGGAATGCAGATAAAATATATGCCTTCCGGGAAGAATTGTAACGATTTAAGAGCCTATCTTAAAGAATATCAAGTAAAAACAGGCAAAAAACCTGACATTATTTTAGTGGACTACTTAGACCTTATGATGCCGCTTTCTGTTAAAGTTAGCCCAAGTGATTTATTTGTTAAAGACAAATATGTTTCGGAAGAGCTTCGTAACTTTGCCATGGAAACTCAAGCTGTTGTAGTTACAGCGGCGCAGTTAAATCGTAGTGCTGTTGAAGAAATTGAATTTGATCACAGTCACATTTCAGGTGGCTTGAGTAAAATTCAAACTGCTGATAATGTCATTGGTATTTTTACCAGTAGAGCAATGCGTGAACGGGGCCGGTATCAAATCCAGTTTATGAAAACTCGTTCTAGTAGTGGTGTTGGACAAAAGGTTGACTTGGAATTCGATGTTGAAAGTCTTCGTATTAAAGATTTAGATGAAGAAGAAGGCCCAACACAAGCAAGTAAGCCCGGTGCAATGATATTAGATGGGTTGAAAAAGACAAGTACAGTTGAAAGGGCACAACCTAAAGAAGGGTTTGATCCTTTTAATCCTGCAACTAATGCTGGAAGAGATGAAGATCCGTCACAGGGGACCGGAATTGGGAAAGTTCGAGGAACTGTTAATACTTCAAAAATTCGAGATTTATTAAAGAGTATTAATTCAGAGAAGGATTAAAACCACGCTGATATTTTACTAGATGCTACAATGTCGATACATTTTTCCCATTGTTCGTCATTGTTTAAGTTAAACACAGCATCGATTGTAGCCGGAGCATCGAGCCATCGCTGTTCCGGTTTCCACGGAGGCAATCCTTTATATTCTCCGTCTAATTGACCAGCTGCCCATCCAGTAACACCTAAACAAGTTCTAAACAAATTAGGACCTTCGCCACCTGCAATTGCTAACATTACTGACATTTCACTAGTAATTCCTATATCAGATGTAACTGGTACTGTTCCGGCACTTTGCCAATCTAACGAATGGATTACATGAACTCGATGTGTGTCAACTGGTCCACCAACATATATTGACTCTTGACCTGAATATGCAATTCCTGTAGACGCCATTACTTGACTAAGAGAGATCTTAGGGGTAGGTTTGTTGACCATGAGACCCCAGGCACCTTCATCATTATGCTTGGCTACAACTATAATACCCCTCGTGAATAACGAGTCAGGACCTTTGGGCTGTGATGCTAAAATATGGCCTGTTAAATTCAAAGAACCTATCATACGGGATATTTACCAGTAAATATTTGGTATGACAAATTTCAGGTATTTAGAATGTAATAATTGGGAACTAATAACAGAAAAGTTATATTCTTATATTAAAAACGAGACTACTTTTTTAGAGAAGTGTGAATTTTGGAATCACGAATTTGACGCCAATAGAGTATTAACTCATGTTCCTGAACTAAAAGATTACTTTGCATCTCTGGAATTAGTTCCTACTCAGTTTGCCTTTATTATATTAAAAGACACGGATACTTCAACGGTGCATTTAGATTATCTAGCACCTACTGCTAGGATACAATGGCCAATACTTAATTGTACAGGATCAGTTACTAAACTTTACGAATTTACAAAAGGAAAACCTATTCTTAGAAAAAGCGGTAAGGTTGTATATTGGGATTTAATGTACACACGATATGAAGAAATAGATCAATTTGAGCTAAAACAGCCAGTAGTATGGCGTACAGAGCTACCGCATTGTGTATTCACTGGTAGCAAAGACATCCGTATTAGTATGACATGTTATTTTACACAGCCTCCTGATCACTTGCTAAAATAAATATAGATATGAATATTTTTGAATTCGTTCCTCCTGTGGAAATACACCAAGATCTTAATCCTAAACTGTGGGCTGGCAAAGATCTACGGCCCGATGTTACAGTTGCATTGTTGAACATTGCTAGGGAGTTTTACGATTTTTTAGAAGTCCCTGTTGATGTTAAAGACTTAATAATTTCTGGAAGTCAGGCAAACTATAACTATTCTCCATATTCCGACTTAGATCTACATCTCATTGTAGATTATAGTGAAGTTGAATGTGAAATGACTGTGAGCGAATTGTTTGATACTAAAAGAAAATATTGGAAAGAACAAAGAGATATTAAAGTACACGGAATACCAGTTGAATTATATGTAGAAGATTTAGCAGAACCCGCTGTTAGTTCTGCATACTCTATCCTAAGTAGAAAATGGACAAAACCTCCAAAGTCCGACAATACTGGGTATAATAAAACTGCTGTACAAGCAGAAGTTAAAAAGTGGGATGAAGTTATCAATCACGCTATCAAAAGCCGTAACTTAGAAGTTTGCAGAAAAGTAAGAGAAATGTTAGCCGACTATCGTAAAGCAGGACTAGCAGCCGGCGGGGAATTTAGTATTCAAAATTTGACATATAAGAGTCTTAGAAACTCCGGCAAGCTCGGAGATTTAATGGATACAATTGGCGATCTCTTTGATAAAAAATTAAGTATCTAAGTCAACTAGTTTCCGGGCTATCGCGTTATATATATGTAGGGGAATAATTCTTCTTACATTAACCAAAAGGAAACTTTATCATGAAATTGATCGCAACTTTAATCGCAACTATGTTTGCCGCTACAGCTTTTGCCCAGGCTCCTGCAGCCCCAGCAAAGAAAGAAGAAAAGAAGGCAGATGCCAAGCCTGCTGTTACAGCACCAGCTCCTGCCGCTAGTACTCCTGCACCCAGCGCACCTGCTGCCAAAGCAGACACTAAAAGCGAAGCCAAAGCCGCTCCCGCTAAAAAGGACGACAAAAAGCCTGCTGACGCAGCTCCAGCTAAGAAGTGATCTTGAAGATAGTGACGATGAGTTTAGTGAAGAATTAGATCTTCATGTTTCTTATCGTCGTCCAGAATTAGTTCATGATAACAAAGTTGTCTACGATGACGATGAAGAATTACCTGAATATATTCGTTGGAAACTATTTTTAGCTAGGCAACTAGCATTAGCAAAATATAAAGAAAAGTGGGCATAGACCCACTTTTTCTTTTGTTAAAAAGAATGTATAATATTAATATGAAAACATTTTATTTAGATATGGATGGTGTAGTTGCAGACTTTGATGCTGCCGCACATCAATTGATCGGTGCATTGCCTGCTAACGGATCACATCGTTGGGGCAACGAAGATTGGCAAAAGATTAGATCAAGTGAACGATGGTTCCGTGATTTACCTAAAACTCCCTTTGCGGATGAACTTGTAGAACTAGCAAGACAATTTAGAGATCAACACGGCTGGCGCTTGTTGTTCTTAACTGCTATTCCTAGAGGTAATGATTTTCCTTGGACATTCTACGACAAGATGCTTTGGACACAAACACACTATCCTGACATCCCTGTACACTTTGGACCTTACAGTACGGACAAAAAGATTCACTGTAAGACAGGTGATATACTAGTAGATGATAGATTAGATAATACTACTGAGTGGAGAGAAGCAGGCGGACATGCTATTCGTATGATTTACAAAAATCCTACACCTGCTCTTGATGAAGTTAGAAGTACTTTAGAGACACTTAAAAATAGCTAACATTGAGACGATAAGGATAGAAGAACTCATTATTAACTTGAGTTTCATTCTTCCTTAGCTCAATCCTGCTAGTCTTACCTAAGGCAATCGAAGCCATTGTTCCTGGCATACTTTGATTGCCTATAAACAATTCACATCCTGCTAACACTCGACTCAAGTGTAACATATCTTCGGTAGGATAATAATCAACTTCACACTTGTATAGATCCTCGAACCATGCGTGTTCGCCAGGGTGACCTACAAATACACATCTATCAGCTAATCCGTAATCAATCCACTCTTTCCAGACTGGATTGTAAACTGGAGCACCGTCTAGATATTTTTCATTACGACTAATAACAACTGGCCTACTCGGAATCTTAATAGGATCTTTACATTCTAACCAAGGTTGTTGTTGTAACTGTTCAAAGTTCTCTTCTGGATTAATGCGTTGACTAGATGCATACTGATTACTAAAATTTCTAGGCCACCAACCACTTGCTTGATGATGTCTACATACTTCTTCAAATTCGTTAGTAACTTGTTCACCGTTCCAGACCTGAAAACTATTAATGAAACTTTGACTTTTCATTAGTGGCTCTAACATATCAAAATCTTTCTGTGTCATACGGCCACTATGAATACCAGCGTTGGGCCATCCTAACTTCTCTTGAATCATTTTGTCCATGTTGTTTAGCTTTAGGTAAAAATCCCCACCACCGAGGATCTTTACAATACACAGACTAGTTAATACATCGCCAAGCGTACCGCTATGGCTAAACGATTTACATGTAGTGTCCATTGGGCCTCACAAAATAACATTCATTGTTTTGCAAAGGCAAGTCTTTACGGCACTCACAGAAATATGTCTTGCCCATACCAATTGCTAAACTTAGGCACATGCTTTGACTTCCGACAAACTGTTCAGAACCCGCAATAACACGAGCACATTCTAAAATGTCATATGTTCTGTAATGTTGAATCTTAACTTTGAAGAAGTCTTCAAACCATGCGTGTTCTTCGGGTTTACCTACATATACTCCGTATTCTGCAAGCCCACGATTAAAGAAATTCTGCCAGTTCTTAGCAGTAGGATCGCACCCGTATAAATGTCTATTGACTCGATTAACTACGATAGGTTTTCCTGGTATCTTAATAGGATTCTTTACAGTTAGCCAAGGTTCTAACATAAATTCCTTGTAGTGTTGAGCTGGATCAACTCCGACAGATCGAGCATAAGCAAATGTGTAATTTCCTTGTTGCTTAACAATTTCTTTGCCGCTATCTTCTAGCGCATAGTCAATGTGTTCACCGTTATAGATATTCCAACTTTTGATGTAAGGTTGACTTTTCATAAACTCAGTTAATCCGTGGAACTGAGCTTCTGTCATTTCGCCTGCATGATCTCCGGCAGTAGCATGTGGTCCAAATGTTCGTCGAGCCATTTCGTCCATATTGTTTAGACGAAGATAAAAATCTCCGCCGCCGAGATGTTTTGTAATACTCAATGAGTAAATTAGATCACCGTAGGTGCCTGAATGTGAAAAAGTTGTCATTATGGTTTCTTAACTAAAAATACGCCGTAGCCGTTGTGCCACTCGCTTGGGAATGGAGGGTTAACTCCGGTCTCAACTTCAAACTTATAAAGAATTTCTAAGCCTGCATCTTTAAAACCGTCGTAAGTTCCTGTTTTAATATGCGACACAGTGTTATCGTGATTATTCCAATCATCAATAATGATAATGGAAATATCTTCTAATGCAGGGACTGCTCTAACAATAGCATCATAATGTTCTTCTTGTGTATGACCTCCGTCATAAAGATATACATCGAATTTACCGTGAGCTGCAAAATCAAAATCTACAAAGTCTTGATTTAAGATTGTAATGTTTGATGAGTTGCTTTTTACTTGATTAACATTATCATTTACTTCATCTTCTGTTGCGCCACCATAACCGTAGTTATCAACTGCTAAGGCCGTTACGCCTTCGATTCCGCCAATAGCGGCGCATAGAGTAGATCCTTTCCATGTACCAATTTCTAAGTACTTTGGATTTTCTAAACTTCGAAGTAGATTATTAATAAAGTGTCTATACTTGATTCCGCTCATTCCGGGAATCTGTAGACTGTATTCTGGAATTTCAGAATTGTCTAAAAGAGCTTGTTCCAAGCAATATTCAATATTTGGAATTAATTCGTGCTCTTGATATTTTTCTTTTGTGATTGTTGCCATATTTGTGTACCGTAAAATAGTTTAACATATTTACGGTACACAATGCAACCTAGGCGTTAATATAGAGCGTTACCGTTCATAGTATACCATTTAATACCGTCCCAATATGCAGGTTTGTTATATCCGGCACCTGTTAAGAATACCGTAGCACCTGTCGGAGTACCAATATAGTTTTTAATGGTTGCAGAACTAACATTCTGCGGAACAACCCATTGTCCAACAAACAAGCTACCACCCATACCAATACCGCCAGTTAATTGGATAGCACCAGTTGATGTACTTGTAGACATTGCTGTGCTAAAACTTCTAATAGGAAATACTGTTGAGGTAGTAAATGTTCCACCGATAGTAAAATGCCAGTTGCTATAGTTTAGAGTAGGACTATTTGCAGGAAATACATTGTTAGGAATAATTGTCCAGTTAGTTCCCGTCGGAATTAAATATCCCTCAATGAACGAACCTGTACTAAGTGAATCGAGTGCAACTGCCCTTACTTGTGACCCATTCTTGAACGCACCCTGTTGGTTAACTGTAAATCTAGCATCTTGACTAACATCAAGATAGACTGTGCTATTAGAAGTTACATTATCATATCCTACTCCAGTTGCACCTACTGCACCAGTAGCACCCATTAGTCCAGGTGCGCCTATTTCTCCTGCTGAGCTAAAAGACCAAACACTGTAAGTAACTCCAATCGAACCTGTAGCAGTGTCAACACTCATTGTAAGTGACGGAGTTGTGGTATTAATTGAAGTAACACGACCTTCCATGAAGTCGGAATTCACTCCGTTGTTAACACCTGCTCTGACACGCATAGTAGGAATGTACGCACCTAACTGATCGACTACGAATGTTTTAGTACCAGTTGTTGCCATTGCTACTGCTGAAGTACTGTTAATCAAGTATCCGAGACCTGTTGCACCTGCATTACCTTGAATACCTTGGAATCCAGTGGCACCAATTTCTCCAGTAGGACTAAATGCCCAATTACTATAGCTAGCGCCGGTAGTACCAGTAGTGAAATCAACACTCATTGTAAGTGACGGAGTTGTGGTGTTAACAGTAGTAACACGACCTTCCATAAAGTCAGGATTTACTCCGTTATTAACACTTGCTCTGACACGCATATTTGCGGCATAAGCACCGAGTTGATTAACAGTGAATGTTTTAGTACCAGTTGTTAATGATACTGTGGTCACACTATCCATTCTAAAACCAAGTCCAGTAGCACCACTTGCACCTGTAGCACCGTATTGTCCATCTCTAGCAAATGTAACTACAACTTGAGTTGCAGTACTAGGTATTGTACCAGAAATCCATGTTACCGGTATTGAGTATTCAGTTCTTGCACCAGTAGTGACGGTAATAGCGTCGGACATGTTTAACAACAATGTTGTACCAGTTGTTTGGCCAGTGACTGTAATTGTACCGTATGTAGGAGATCTATCATCCCAAGAAGTAATATACGGACCTTGATTAATATTATTAACATCGGCAGCAAGTATGTACATTGTTGTCAATGAACTAGTACTCACTGAGTTAAATCTTAGTGTTCCATCTGCAAAGTTACCAGTAGGTCCAGAAACGGTGCTATCAACTAGATATTCTAATCCGCCTACACCTTTTAGACCAGTAGCACCGGTAGCGCCTGCTCCAGTGGCACCTGTTGCTCCAATTGCGCCAGTAGCGCCAGTGTCGCCAGGACTACCTGACGGTCCAGTAGCACCAGTTGTTCCCGGGAATCCGGTAGCTCCTAATGGTCCTGTAGCACCAGTTGCACCTTGGGCAGCAGCTAGACCGTCTAGTCCGGCAGCGCCTGTAGCACCTGGATTACCTTGTGGCCCAGTTGCACCTGTTGATCCAAATGCACCTGTTGCACCACTAGCACCTGTATCTCCTGTAGGACCTGCTGATCCAGTTGCTCCAGGCGCACCTGACGGAATAAAGAATTCTAATATAGCGGTACTTGTAGAACCTAAATTAATAACACTAGCTGTTCCAGTCCACGAAATGGATGTAACTGTCGTAATAGTAATAGTTCCAGCTGGTCCAAATGGGCCTGTAGCACCTGATGGGCCTGTAGCACCTGATGGGCCTGTAGCACCGCTTGCTCCTGTAGCACCTGTTGATCC